TCAGGAACATCCGAAGACGCGTTCCTATTCCTAGATTCTGAAAACAGGGGTTTTCCGTGTTTAACGAAAACTCCTCCTCAGGGGAAATGTAATCAGGTAACATATTTTTCTCCTATATCAAATCTGTGATTTCCTTTATCGTTCTTTCAGCGCTCCACTCTTCCTTCTCTGCTTTCTGTAGAACCTTTTGTATATCTTCCTTCATCATAGAGAACACTGCGATTAAATCAAGAGCCAAAGGTTGACTCATTTCTTCAAACGTAGAAGGGGATAACTTCAGTCCTGGAGAATCCATTTATATCTGACTCGTGTATAAAGGATTCATTTGTCCCGCGCCGGGTTGCTGATTGCCCGTTCCATCAGGCTTATCGTATTCAGGGCCAAACGTCGCTTTGTTGTATTTCTCTCGAACTTCATTCTTGGTTAGTTCTCCCGTCTGGAGCATAAGAAGATCAAGCTGTTTTTCTTCCTGTTCATTCTTGCTTAATTCAAACTCAAACTTGAACCCACAACCAAACCGGAAAGGAAGGAGACCTCTTTCTATAGCATTCTTCAATGATACTGCGATAGGACCTATACCCTTTCCCTGATCAATCTCTTGCTGAACTTCAGCAGTCGCTCTCCCAGACACATCGCCTGAACCCGTAAGGTTCACTTCCATATTGGACATATTGAACACGAGCGCAACCTCTTCTCGTATATCTTTTTGTCTCTGCATTTGATTCGACATTGTATCCGCGCGCGATAGATCAACGACGGTCGCCGTGTTTCCCGTGAACGTCATCACCCCGCCCTTGATCGGTTGGTTTATTTTTTCTTCAAGACGTTTCTGTTCAGGCTTATCGAGAGGAAGATCCCTGTCTTGGGTGCCATCCATACTTCCAAAAGGATTCGCTTCAGTTACGATAATCATTTTCTCAGGAAGCCGTGTTCCATCGGACGACTGCGCCATTAGATCGTCGAAGAAAAGACTTTCCGCTATCTTATTGATAAGAGCCTCAAGAGGAATCATTCCATGATTTCTACATGACGTAGGGAGATACTCCGAGTAGATAAGCTCATTACTAAAAAATAACTGAGGCTCTATAAACCCAGGAACAACTTGAACATACCCGTTGAGCCCTGTGAAATAGGGGCTCTTTATTCTATAGACGCTTCCTCCGGGAAGAACGTCGAAGTTTTCTATTCTACCGTTCATTTCTTGTTTGTATATCGCCGCCGCGCCATGGATACTCATGTCGAATACCCACTTCTTCACAAAGGAGGACCAATCCACACCCGCGTTCGGTTCCATCAACCAATTTGTCACTTCGTCACATTGATTCTGAGAAATCCTTTTTAGTCTGCGCTTCCAACGCAGAAGAGCGGTTTGAAAATTGCTGATATCAGGTTTTATATCAGGAAGGACAGAAAGCATCTTTCTGTATATCTTAGCTTTCATCCCGAGGTGTCCTATCGCCAAACTATCTCTATACTCGTTGTAAAGTTCAGCGGACATTTTCAATTCTTCTACAATCTCGTCTTCCTTTTTCTTTTCTGATGTAATATTAAAAGGAAGACCTGATAAGCGATTCATCCTTGAGCTTACGACTCCAAGGACAGGAGAAGAAAGACGGAACATCTGAATTCTTTGTTCTATCGTTAAATAAAAATAGGGTTGTTCGAACCCCCACGTAAGAAGTTCTCCTTTCTCCCCTCTCCCTGTCATCTGCTGAATCTGGGAGATGGAATACACAGTTATTCCGCGTTTATTCTTATCCTGTACAGGATGAGATCCCAACTGGCTTTCGTTTGAATACTGTGTAATCATCTACAATTATCCTCTGTTCTGAAGATACTGAATTCTGTTGGATAGAATTCCAAATTCTGACAAGAGTGTGGCGTGCTCGTCTTCCAGTTTTCGGAGGCGCTCTTCTACCGTCATTCTACTCGCGAGGATTCGACTCCGTGTAACCGGGTCCATGTTCTTGAGTTCTTCGTCATTTACTTCTTCTCTTTCTTTCCCGTCGAACTCTTCATCGCTTGCTCCCGTTAACTCTTCTCTCGCCACAGGCGGCCCTCCTACGGTCTTCTTTACAAACACAGGATTTCCATCCTTTGCGATAAAGAAGTAACGACCGTCACCGTCTACCAGAAGTTCCACGCCTTCTGGAACTTCTGTTTCATCAATCCATCTGTCTTCCATCCTCTCCTCCTACGTTATAAATTTAAGAACCTTTTCTGCGAGTGTGCAATAGACTTCGGCGAAAAAGAAATGGTCGGGTCTATTAGACACCCACACGTATTCTTTTCTATCCTCGTCCCAGGTCCTTGTCGGTTCCTGAATATGGTCCATGTATTCATCGATCGTTGTTATGTTCTTAGGAAGAAGGATCCTGTTCGTTACAAACATTTCCTTCATATCGTCCAGCGCCATTGTACGAGAGACGGTCACTGTTTTTTCTTTGGGAGATATATTATCCGATTTATCTGATCCAAAGAAACAACGAAAATAACCGGGCATAGAATGAGAGAACTGACGAGCGAGCCTTATCTCCGGCATTGCATCTATCACAGCGGAAATGACATGATATTGTTTGCACAGTGATAACAGTTCAGGGAGTTCCAGGACTGTGCCAATATACACCGCCTGTTTTCTTTTATCCGGAAGCAACCTGTTTATACGCACATGAATCGTATTTCCTACGTCGACTCCCATAATACAGGGTCCATTACTGGATCCGGACATAAGATAATCGCCGACACAGTTCTCGACCATTCTCCGAGATATCTTACTTCCTTCCGCCGTGTACGATTCTCCAAGCTCCGAATTATAAAACCTCTGCATCTTATAATCATTTTCCAGAGCCTTGGAAAACTTGTCCACCATCTTAACGAGTGGGGATGTTCCGCTGAATACACGCGATATCTGTTTGCCCGATATGATAGATTCTTTTTGTGGAACAAACGCACCATCAGAGAAACGATCAAAGGCCTTTCCACATTTGTCACAGATAGGCTGAACATCTATATCCGATTCATAATCAAAGTCCTTATCGCGTATAACGTATTCATGTTCATCGACTTGACGAAGGACGTGATCGAAAAAGTTTATCTTAATCCAATGACCACAATCATGATGGACATGCCACTGTGACTGAGTGGACTCCGAATACTTCTGATCAAGGAAAGATCCAACGAACGTTGGGTTACCTACATAGATTTCATGTGGATCAGAGGAATGCCCCAAACGTTCTTTCCCCATCTCTAAACGTTTCGGATCGCAATTGTCCGCCTCGTCCACTATCAATCGATCTGCTGGAATCTCTACGAAAGGAACGTCTGACTTGCTCCCCGCAAAATTGACCACTCCCAATCCTATATCTTTCAGAGAGCGATTGTCTATTATCTCTTTTGCGTACTCTTTGCTCTTACCCGCCGCACGTTGTTCTCTGTAGTAAGGGGAGAACATCATGCTTTTTTCAAAGCGGTTGGAAACAAACCGTTCCATCAATTGGTGAGTCGGCAAAACATAAAAGACAACCGCTCCATTCTTTGCCATTGACCATGCAAGAATAATGAGCGCTTCCGACACGCCGCCTTGTGTTGATTTCTTTAAGACACGAAATCTACTCTTATCTGTAAGAATCTCCTTTAGGTAAAAGTGATTCTTCAACGTCATTCTTTTGTTAGTGTGTGTCCTATGATGATTGATCGCTAACCATAAAGCATATTCGTTCTTTTCTAAATACCTACCAAACTGATCAGGAGTTATCACCGACTTTTGGTTTAAAAGCACCTTTATCTCCTACCAGATACCCATACTCTTCCACGATACGCTTTTCCTCTTCGGGGGAAAGATCCCGCTTAACGTTCAAATCAATCGCCGTCTTTTTCTCTTTGATATACTCGGGATACAGAATCTTAAGAAGCTCTATCGTCGCCTTGTAACTCAGGTCCTCGTCCAAAGAATCTTTGAACGTTCGAAGCTTAGTGATTAATTTTTCTCTTTCTTCCGTAAGAAAATAATTCAACCGCGTTTGGAATGAAACGTCCGCATCCAGTAGTGAGATTTCTTCTGGGGTCAGTTGGACTTTCCGGTATGCCATTTCTTTGTCAAACGCATTCCGGAAACACTCAACCACCTTCTCTTTCTTTTCGTCTATCGTCATTTACAAGTTACCTACTATATAACGCCCGGCGGCGCAAGCACTTTTTATAAAAATTTGCATATGTTTATTATTATATACAAAGAAAAACATACATCTATCCATATAGTGATCATTTCTCGTTCTCTACTATTAAAGGAAACATTTTGCCGGGCGTGGTAAAATTTCGCTTGTCATGATCGTGATCTTACTGTACATTGTACAAAAAGGAGGACACTATGAAAAGAACAGTTTTTACCGCCGCAATCGCACTGATGATATACGGGGCCAATGCACAGTCGGTGATGATACAGGGCGGACAGGACCTCGACCGAAAAATCTACTTTACTCAGGTTCGCGTAGGATTTCCGATCACATGGAAAGGCTTAGAACTGGAGCCCTACGGTGGATGGTTGACGTATGCCGAGTGGAAAGGGAAAGATTTTACAAATGCCGCGCCGTTCCAGGACCGTTACGATATGGGGACAAAATTGTCCTATCGTGGATTCTTCATTGAATATAACCATTTTTGCACACACGGCGTTCGCTCCCAGTCCAGATACAGATACAACGGAAACGAGTGGAACCAGAGCGCTTCCTCCATTATCTTCGGNTACTCGTCGAAACANGCCTTCTCTCTGGACTAACCTACCCGCTCAAAGAAAGACCCGGTAATCGCACCGGGTCTTTCTTTATTTACGCTCCTTCATCCTTCCTGTGGGGCGTCCTACAACCGA